CATAATCCCAACCTTTATGACCATGTTCTTCCCAAACTTTTTTCTCCCAATTATATACTTTTTGTCTTTGATAATCTTTAGTCATTTTTTCTCCTTTTTATCTTTCTTGTTTTTGTTATTTTCTTGTGCAGCTTTTTTAATACTAGCTTTGTATTTTCCCTGAACACCGTTGGCATAAAAATCTGCAAGCCACTGTTGTGTTATTACTGGTCCTCTTCGTCTGTTCATATTATTCCTCGCATTTTTATTATGGGATATTATAAGATATATAAATTTTGATTGCAAGAAAAATCGACAAAAAATAAAAAATAAATTGCTTGACACAAAATGTTGTGGTTAGTTATCCACACCCACTAGATATTGTGTCAAGAAAAAAATTTAAATCCAAGATTTTAATTCTTCGCCCATGACCTCACTTGCAATATTCATTTTATCACGAAGAGCTTTTTGCACTTTAGTATCTATTGTATCGCCAGCAACTAAATCAATATAGGTCATAGGTTTTTCTTGGCCAATACGATCTATTCTTGCTTCTGATTGTAATCTTTTTTCTAAATCATAACCATTAGAGTAATAAATCATTGTGCTAGCAGCTGTTAATGTGATACCATACCCGCCCGTTTGTGTAGTGCCTACAAAAAATCTACACTCAGGATCTTCTTGAAATTTTTTTATATTGTTCTGTCTATCTTCTTGTGGGGTAAGTCCGTAGTAATCTACTACAGAATTTTCTCCGTGAGTTTTTTTTATTTCTTCAATTATTCTTTCAACATCTTTTTGATAATAGGACCAAATCACAGCTTTGCCAGAGAGCTCCCAAATAATATCCATAAGTTCTGTCAACCTATTACAAGGCAACTGTTGCGGTTTTCCATCATCTGTTGCATGATAGCCACACGATATTTGATGTAATCTCAATAACTGCACCATGACTGTAGATGTAGAACAAACTTTACCTTCAAGTTCTGAGATAGCGTATCTTCGCATCTCATCATAAAGTTTTCTTTGTACACCTGTAAGTTCTATTTCTCTGGTGACGTAAGTTGTTTTAGGAAGATCTAAACAATCATCTTTTAAAACACGCTCACTAAATTTTTTTATCTTGTCTTCTAGTTCTGGTATGTTTCTTCTGTTAGGACCAACGGGAACACTAACTGTTCTTGACCCTAGGTTCATAGTTTTCATAATACAATAGTGTGCACGGTACGCCCAATACGAATCAAACCCCAAGAGCCAGGAATCAAGAAACTGAGCTTGACTCCAAAGATCTAATGGTGAATTTGTAATTGGAGAACCAGTTAAAATTCTTCTGTACTTAGATAGCTCTTTTAATTTAATAATATTTTTTGTTCTATTAGCTGTAGGAGTTTTGATAGTTGTAGACTCGTCAATTGCTACCATGGCTTTATGTGAATTTAAAAAACGCATGGCAAAATTTGTGGCTTTTGGGTAAGAAAAAGCCTCTACATTCATGACTAAAATATGAAAATCTGTACCCGTTGCAAACAAACTATTTAATTTTTTTAGTTGTTCAGTGCTATTATTAGAGGTCTGCCACAGCACTACATTTTTTTCAATGTGGTCGACCATGTGCGTAGGTATCTCGCCTTCGTACCAATTTTTGTATACACCTTTTGGGGCAATTAAGAGAAGCCCATTTATTTCGCCTTTATCATAAAGCATTGATGCATTATCAATTAACACTTTAGATTTACCTGTACCCATTTCCATAAAATAGGCAAAGTATTCTTTATCCCAAGAACGTTCTAAAGCTTTTAATTGATGCGCATAAGGCTTTGTTTTAAATTTATAATTCATGTTTACTTTTACTTTCTAATTGTTATATATTAGCTGAAAGTTAAAAAGTCAATGAGCAAAGTTTATTTAATACAAGAAATCCCTGGCACCTCAAGAGGCGAGCCTAAATATAATATTGTAGGAGCACAAAAATACGGTGAGATCGTGACGGTGTTACCAGAATTTTCACAAATGATACATTCTCCAGGGCCTTTAGTTATGAAACTTAGAACTCTTCTAAAAAACTACACGGCCGATGATTATCTTTTATTATCAGGAGACCCTGCTATCATAGGTGTAGTATGTTCTTTAGTTTCAGATACAACCAATGGTAGATATAAACTTTTAAAATGGGATCGCCAAGAAAAAACTTATTATCCAATCGAAATAAATCTTTTTCAAAAATAAACTTGACAACATATAATTGTCCCATATATAATGTAGTGCGATTTATAAATTAAACTATTAAACATATATGGAGAAAGCTATGACTATAGATCTAAGAAAAGATGCACCTAACCAGGTGTCAACAATTAACCCTGATCAGTTATCTAAAGAGATAAACACTCTTCAGGAAATCAAACAAGAAATCGAAAATCAAGAAAATAAAATCAAAGAATTGAAAGAGAGAGAAAAATATTACTCAACGATTATTATACCTGATCTGATGTCTCAATTAAATTTAAGAACTATGACTTTAAAAGACAACTCACAGATAGCTATAAAAAATGTTTTTGGTGTCTCAATTATTGCAGCAAAGAAAGAAGAGGCACACAACTGGCTTCGAAAAAACGGATTAGGCTCAATTGTAAAAAATGAAATTACAGTTAAGTTTGGTCTGAACGAAGATAACAAGGCGGAGCAATACGCTTCACTTGCA